AAAACGTTCAGCAGTTACATACTTATGTCAGATTAAATAAGATAGAAGATTTGTTTGGTAAAGAAACTAAAATAGGAAAAGCTGTTTTTAACAAATTAAAACCTCGTCAAAAAATAAAAGTTGTAAATGGAGAAGCAATTCCTGTTACTGACGATCAAGGAAGAATAGTAAAAGTGTATCCTACTCTGAGCTTCAAACAAGTTGATAGTTTGAAAAGAGCTATAAACGATGAAATGAGAGTAAGAACACCAGGATCACAAGAACATAGAAAGTTAAGTCAGTTTAAAGAAATCTTTGATGAAACTAGATCTTCAATAAAAGGAGATTTTAATAAACGTTTACAAGCTCTTGATACTCTGTATTATGAAAAGATAGGAGTTCCTTTTGGTTCTCAAGGTATTAAAGACATAGACGCTAAAAAATATGCTGAACAAGTCGCTCCAGTAATCATAAATAAAACAGAAAGTTTACAGAATTTTTATGATGCTGTAGGACCAGAGGGAGTTAAGATTGCTAGAAATACTTTCTTGAGCGATGTGTATTATAAGGAAGGTATGTTTAAAGATGGGGTCTTAGATAGAAAAAGATTAATGATGTATATGGAAGATAAAGAAGACATTATTAATATGATTCCAGGTTTAAGAAAAGAATTGACAGGTATTCTTGTTAATCAAGAAGGTTTGTCTATGACTGTAGCATCTTTAGACAAAGCAGCAACTGCAGCTAATTTAAGAGCAGTAAATGACTTTTTAAATTTAGAACCAGGAGTACCGCCTAATTATCAACAGATTGCAAAAGAAATACAAAAAGATCCTAAAAAGTTGGATCAATATTTTGCAAAAATGAAAGACTTATCTCCTGAAGGTGCAGAAACAATTAGAAACGCAATAAGACGTGAAGTTGTTTATAATGCTATTAAACGTCCAGAAGGAATGAGAGCTTACTTAGAAGACGTAGCTAATAAACACTTATTGACAAAACTATTTGGTACTCAAAGATTAGGCTACATGAAAAAATTTGCAAAGCTTTCAGATGCGGTAGAAAGATTAGATATTGATAAAATATCTCAAAAAGTAGCTGAAGCACAGTATGACGCAGTAGCTCAAGTAGTTCCTGGTTTAAATATTCCTTACATTACTTCTCAAATTAGAGATAAGATTGCTTCATTAATACAAAAAGGAGTAAGGTTATTTACAAGAGTGCAAGAAGCTGTAGCAAAAGAAAAAATACAAGAAGCTCAAATTGACATTTTAACTAATCCAGATAGTTTAGAAAATGCAATGAGAGCTGCTGATATTTACAATCTAGGTATAACAAATCCTATGGATGCAGAAAAGTTTATTCGATCATTTGCCGAAGCAGCACCTTTATATTTTTACGCAACAACTAAAGCTAATTTACCAGAGGAAGAACAATAATGCCTAAAGGAACTACTCAATTATTTATTGAGAACAACCCATATTTAAGATGGTTGCATTATGGAGCAGTCAGAGGAGAACCAATGACTTCTGAGATCATGGCTGCTAAACGTGCTTACTATGCTAAACCTGAGAATGTTGTCACCATGAGTGAACCTGAAGTAGGTTATGATTTTGGTCCTATGGATGCTAGTGGTATGGGAGGATATAGTCAAGGAGGTTTGTTTGAGTATGTTCCACCTGCTACACCAAGACCAGAATACAGACCACCTAACTTTTCTGCTCCAGATGGAAATATACCAAGACAGGAAAGAGCTGCTAACGCTATTCAGCCACAACCACAACCAGTATCAATTGCTGATGAGACTATAAACAATCTGATGGCTCGATTATCTGGTTACTATTCAGAACCTGAAATGCCAAGAAAAAGTGATATGCTTGGTGATAGACCTCCTGTTGCTGTACCAGGTTATGCTGGCGGTATGTTTAGTCCTCGTATTGATCCTGATGTACCGTCACCAAATATGAATCTAAGCATCCAGAACTATCCACAACCTGATATGTTTACTGGTCAGCTTCCTATGCCTGGTATGCCTGAATATGATTTAGGGGCTAGATATGTAGACACGTCACCTGATTTTTCTACGATGACTGATGAAGAAATTAATACTTATTTTGACAACCTTACTAACAATAGGTAACGCAATGGCAAACTTTTTATATCCAGGCGAAGAAATACTACAAGCGAGTAGAGCGCAACTAGTTGATGCCGCACCTAGTGAAATAGACACACTAATAAATAAGCACGTTACTAGATTGGGATATAATCCTAATTCTCCTCAAATAAGAAATAGATTAAACAATTTAGCTAATAGTTTTGCTTTAATAGAAAGTTCTGGAGATCTAAGAGCAGAAAATCCAAACTCAACAGCTAAAGGATTGTATCAATTCTTAATAGGAAAAAACCCTACTATAGTAAAAAAGAATGCTAAAGGACAACCAGAGTATACTTCTTTACAGACTGCTGTAAATAGAACTAAAAAATATGTTAATGCTCCTTGGTTAGATGAAGTATTTAAAACTGGTAACGTCTTAGATTTAACAAAAGATCAACAGACTGCCTTATTCTTTGGAGACATCTTTGAGAAAGAAGGAAGTGACCAGTATCTTAAAAAACTACTTGATCCTAATAATACAGAAGCAGAAACAAGAGATGCTATGCGAGAAATATATTTGAAGCTACATCATACTGATACTGCTGATGCAAAAGCTAAAAAGGACATGCTAGAAAATCTTGATAAAAAACTTCCTCGATTGTAAATTACTGAGAGAGATTGAGGAAGATATCTTCAACCTTCATAGCTTCCTCTTCTCTACGCTTCCATTCGTCCCAAGACTGAGCAGGTTTCTTACCAGCCCATTGCCACTGACAGTGATGCCAGATCTCATGGACGAGGATATGGTCTTTGTACATACCAGGTTTGACATACACAACACCAATATCCCCAGCCAAGTAGAACGTATTATTACTCGAAGTAATAACTAAGTCCTCAGGATGACAGTTCAGTAAAGCTAAGAAAGCTAATACTGTCTCTAACATCTAGATCTCGCAAACCCCTGCTGTGCAAGCCAGTTGCTGTACGCCCTCAACATTATCATCCTCCTCTATCAACTCATCCCAGAACAGTGTCATAGGCATCTTGTCTAGAAGTTCATTATACTGCTCTTCGGTACATTCCTCGTAGGGTGCTTGTTTATATGTTCCACCATCATACGGTAAGAAACTAACACCACTAATATCATCAAAATTCTTCCAACACCACGCACCGACTTCTACCCATTCATCTTCCTTTACAGAGATAGTTACTGAAGGTTTATGTTCACACCAGTCCTTCTGATACATCATCCACAAGTCTAAGTGTTCAATAGCTGTTAGATCATCCCTTAGTAAAGCTGAATCAGGTGCTTTCTTAGGGAAGCTAAATACTATCGTCGACTCTGGTCGTAATACACACTCTTCTGATGGGATGCCCTTTTCCTGTAAGAACGAAGTGAGAGGGTCTTTCTTGTCCCCTCTGACACGCCTAATATAATAACGACTATGTCTCGGATGAATACCAGAGGCGCTATCAACAAGCTGACTGACAGTGCCAGAAGGTTTAACGCAAGTAATAGCAGCAGAAGGATTAATCCCAAGAGCAGTTGCAAGCTCCATGTTTGTATCGACAGAAACCATACGTAGTCTCTGTAATAGCGTTTTAGTTTGTTCAACGTTATCTCCTAGTGTTTTGTTGTCCAAGATACCAGTAAGAGATACACCAAGCAATCTCTCATCTTCAGTGTTACGTTGCCATATCTTACGAAGATACGGAAAGTGTGTCATAGTAGACTGATACGTTCCTAGTATCGTAGCAAGTGTTACCTTACGTTCAAGATCATAGATCGTATCGCTCTCACGAACCACGACCTCAGATAAATTACAAAACTGGTAAGGTCTCAAGATGATTTCCGAACACGGGTTAGTCCCAAACTCTTGCTCTGAATCTCTACGTCCGTTTCTTTCTGATTGCTTGATAGCTGCTTCACGATTAAAGATACCTCGTTCACCAGAGTGCGATTGATACAAGCTAGTCCACTCATTCATGAACTGACCTACATCAGGTTTACAGTTATAAACAGCAGAGTTATTAGCCAATGCTCTCTGAGGGTTATCAGTCCACCATGCACCAGTCTTAGCGTGACGCATCTTATCATCATCAAGATCAGATAGAGAGATCATAGCTGAACGTCTAACACCACCTACCACCACAACTTCAGCTACTTTACACATGATGTCGTGACACTCAAGCGTAGTTAGCCTACGTCCTGCTGCTCCTTTAAACTTTCTGACTACAAACTCGAATAGTTCTTGTAGCGGTTTAGGTCCACTAGCTCTACCACCAAAGGTCTTCAGTCTAGCACCAGCTGGTCTGATCTTAGACAGATCCCACTTAGGTATCTCGCCTGAGTAAAGTAAAGCTATGACCTGGCGTAACGACTTAGCCCATCCTTCTTTACTGTCTGACACAACCACAGTGGTATCGCTATCAAACATCTTCTCAGGAACGTCTGGTAGCTGGTCTACGTACTTATGCTCGACACTAAACCCTACACCAGTACCACAAAGCAGAATGTACATTGCTTCGTCAAATGCTTTAGGATCATCCACTGGCAGATAGCTACAGTTATACCCAGCTGTATTGTCCCTCTCAAGCGCCTTACCAGCAGTCATGATAGACCGCATACTAGGTACTACCTCTAGGTTTTTAATCGCGTCACGAAGCTCTCTGTCGGTCTCATAGGGTATTTTGTAGCTGTATTTAGATTCAAGGTGTTTAGCCATGAAATCCATGTAACGATCTACGGTTTCTTCCCAGTCTTCTCTGCGTTTCTGATCAGGCAAGAACCTAGAGTATCTCGACTTAGCTATAAATTGTTGATAAAGATCCATCATTCTATTTCCCTCATTAGTTTATCTATTCGTAATTCAACTATATCCTCAAACCTATCCAGCAAATCATCAGTCGTTATCTCTAACAACTCAATCAATTCTAGCTCGTCAAAGACTCTTAACTTATCTATCAGTTCAGGGAGCGTTATCTGTTTCATGTTTTTCTATCGCTTCTATTTCCATTAGTGCTAATGTAGCATACCCACTAATATCTCGCCACGAATCGTCATAGTAGTAATTACCATTAAGAATCCTAGCAATCTTATTAGCAATCATATCCAAACTTTCTCTAGCGAATGGAGGCATGATTTTATAATTAGGCGAGTCTTTCATCACCCTTTTAAGCTCTTGACTGATATGACTAACAACACTATATTGTCCGTACATATCTTCACGAACATCAAGTAGTTCTCTTACTTCCATATTCTCTCCTCAAATAAGTTAAGCTAACTGGCATCTCGTCAAAGCTACCATCCTGAACTTCATTCAACATCCATATCCCTGACCAGCTACCATTGGTTTGTGGAGTAAGATAATCTTCATCATGTTGGTAACAGATACCAGCAAAGATTCCAGTAATGCGATTACCATCTGCACGTTTACTAAACGCTATTGCTCGATCCTGCACATGCCCCATGATACAACTCATATGCTTCTTGGACAAAAGTAAGTTAGGACTGCTTACTGATCGTCCCATAACTCCAGAAGTAAAGTAATGACTATAAGCTATGCCATTTATCACAACTACTTCAAGAAAGTCATGGACCTCCCAGCCATATACATCCAGATTGAAATCACTGTAACCAATTAAACCTTCTAACTTACGATCTGAATTGATAGCTCTCTCAATCCTTTGTTCATGGTTACCTAGTAAGAATACCATTCTAGGATTCCATATCTTACGTTTACCACGTTTCAATCTTTTTTGTTCATCAACAATAGGCTTCATCAAACGATTCATAGCTTTGTTACCGGCTGCTATGTCTGCTTGATATGTCCTACCTTCAAACGCTTTCTTACCAATGTCGTAGATTGATAGACTAGGCATATCCCAGTGATCACCTAAGTGTACTATCACATCTGGTTTTTTATCTGCTGCGTACTTACCTACCCACTCTAAATGTTCAATAGGGTGACCAGGCTTGCATTGTGTATCAGGGATTACTAAGTGTCTCATGCTGCCCTCTTTAGCAGTTGTATGAAGTATTGTGCGTCTATTACTACCAGTGGTTTAGAATGATTCTGTTTTATCACGACTACTGGTTGCCTACCGTCTGGAGTATTATCTGCGGCTTGAGAGTAAAAAGAATATACACCGATAGTACTTCTTGATTTACACTCGACGGATATTCCTAACTTATCTCCAGCTGCTTGTGAGAAAAGAATATCTTCCCCACTAGATCCCATACTGGTAGACCTTACATCG